CAAAATAATTAATTATAGTATTTACATTGTTTAATTTATTTTCAATATATTCAATACTATTCTTAAAATAATCTACTTTATATTTTATTTGATTACCCCATTCTAATCTCAAGTGTATTGAAACATTAATTACATTGTCTTTTTTTAGTTCAGGATATTTATTGTAAATTAACTCGATTGAAGTTTTATCTGGTGAAAATAATTTTTGTATATCTTTTTCATATTCATTAAAATAATTGATAGATTGAAGGTAACTATCTTTAATTACTATATTTTTATTTTTATATTTAATAATATCAGAAATTAATTGTTTATCATAATAATGACATTTAGTTTCATGTAATGTTATATCAATAATCGGTTTTATATTATTACTAGCGATATTTCTAAAAATTGTAGTATCGTAATTGTTTAATCCATAATTTTCTATTTTTTTTATGAATTCATAAAGATAATAGTAATTTGTTTGAATGTTGTATATTTTAGATATACAATATTGAGATGCTAATTGAAATAACACATTACCTAATCCTGTATGAGAATTAGATAAATCGGTTGCATCAATATGCGTTAAATATAAAAATAACATATTTATATTAGTAGTCAATTTAATTTTTTAAGGTTATCTAACTTGAATAATCTTCAACTATCTGATTACAGTGATAGTAGAAAAATTATAGGATTCTATTTTAGGAAACAAAAGATTGAGTTGTATATAAATACGATTTACATCTATCATGTAAATATTTATTAGTTCCAATACAATTTACAACTAAATAATCATGTCTATATGAAAGGCATATCGAAAATGCATTCTGAAAAACAACCATCGAAAGTTATTCGATGAATTCAAGAAAATATGTATAAATAGATCCAAAAAAAATCATCATTCACAAAACATAAATGTACGAATACTATCTACAATTGTAGTTAATTCTTTTTCTCCTAACCACCATCCCACTGGAATACATACTATGTCTTTTTCTAAACTATCTAACTTTGGCAACGGTTCTTCAAATGGTTTCACACACGAATTGATATCATTTCGATTATGAACTTGTGATACCATGATCCCTTTTTGTTTCATCATATCGATAAATAGTTGTTTTTTACCATTTAAAATCCGAATTGTATACAACCAAAAAGAAGATGAATCACTCATCTCGAGTAATTGAATCCCTTGAATCCCTTTCAAGTGATTTGTCAAATATTTGGCATGGCTACGATTTTGATGTAAATGTGTATCTGTTTCGGGTAAATTACACAATCCGATTGTGGCGTGGATATCATTCATATGAAACTTGTATCCCCAGTCTAAGATATCATTTTCTAAACGAAAATCGGTTCGTTTGTAATTTCGTTTATCACGATCAATTCCATACCACCGTAACAATTTACATCGATCATACAAAGTTTGATTCGGTAATGTAATAATACCTCCATCCCCTGTTGTTAATAATTTTATGGCTTGTAATGAAAACACACAGATATTTTGCGGATATCCTAATTTTCGTCCATTGTATTCTGCTCCAAATGCATGAGCACAATCTTCAACCACCATGGGTTTGAATCCATACATTTCTTTGTGTTTGTTACAAATATCATCGAGTCTGTCTAAGTCAACGGGATTTCCACCCCAATGAACCAAATAAATCACTTTGGTGTGTTCATTGAGTTTTTGTTTCACATCGTCTAAACTAATATTCGCTGTTTTAAGATCTACATCTAACCATCGTAACTTCGCTCCATTAGCTAATATAGACGATGTCGTTGCAAAACAAGTCAATGCAGGTGTCAACACAACATCTGTGGTTACATCGAAACCAGGCCAATCAAACGAGGGATCCCTTTGTTTCAATAAACGTAATGCCAATGTTAATCCTGCTGTCGCTGAATTCAATGTTAATACATAGGGATTTTGGAAATACTCTTGTAATTTCGTTTCAAACAAGTTTACTTGAGTTCCTTGAGTAATGTAACCCGATTGTAACACATCGTTGATTGGTTTGGACACAGTGGGGCTCATCGCGACTTTGAATAAGGGAATCATGTTTCTATTGTATGATTTCTTTTATTTAAATAAATAGAATGAAATCTTCGTACAAGAATCCAATTGATTATGGAGATGTGATCCAATCAATCACCTATGTACAACGTCCACGTTATATTGTAGAAATCGGTATCTTAGAAGGATATAGTTTACAAAAATTGATTCAAGGGAGTGATCCAACTACAAAAATTGAAGCCTATGATATCTTTGATGAATTCAATGGAAATTCAGCTGAATTTCAATCGCTTCAATCAACATTTGAACCCTATCCCAATGTTACAATCAAGTATGGAGACTTTTACAAGCTTCATGAAACCTTAGACAATATTGATTTACTTCATATTGATATTGCGAATAATCGAGATGTCTATAAATTTGTCGAAACATATTATCTACCTAGATTAAGTGATCGAGGTATAGTAATTTTGGAAGGAGGTAGTGAACTAAGAGATCAAGTCTGTTGGATGAAACAATATGATAAACCTCCCATGAATCCTTATGTCAAACAAATGAATTGGAAAGTGATTGGAGATATGCCTTCCTTAACTTTAGTTCATAAATCTAGTTAATCAATCATACACACTTTCAGATTTTTGATCTTGAGTACAATTCTCTTCTAAATCACATCGCCTCCATAGATAAAAAATGAGATGAGTTTATAAATCGATTGTAGTTTTCTAATGCTTTGTCTAAGTTATATACATGTTTATCTTCAGTTGTATAATAAAAATAATCTTTCTTGAAAACATCTAAAGACTCGGGATCAAACACAGGAATAGAAAAACATAAAATGGCTTCAAAAAAACGATAACTCCAATTGTAATCACCAGTAGGAGTCAATGTAAATTTAGATGCACACATTGTTTTATAATATCGTTCATCTAATTGAAACTTTTTTTCTGGATCTCTACCTCTTCGATTTAGCTCTATTAAAGAAGAGTCTGATCTATAATTGTACAACCATTTACGATTCGAATTTATAGTTCCTATAAAATGATAATTTTTTGTTTTTGTTTTAGGTAGTTTTTCGATATAATTTTTAAGATACAATGGAAATATTAATGGTATCTGTTTATTGTTTATGTAATTACAAGGTTTTTTATGATCAATATGAATAGTTTGTATTGTATTTTCTAAAGAAGGATATTTTTCTATTAGTTCTATGATAGCTTTTTTCAAATAAAACATTTGATACATATCGTACTTTGAAAAATTAAATGTCATTGTATATATATATAATGAAAGATATATATAAATTATATTGTTTAAACTTTAGTTCATAAATCTAGTTAATCAATCATACACACTTTCAGATTTAGTTTTTTAGATTTTTGATCTTTGGTACAATTTCCGTCCAAATCATATACGTCAATATCATACCGTTGTTTTCGGTAAAACTGTAACCGTTTCTTCGATTGATTCATAAATATAGAAAAGTCATCATTGATATCAAAGATCAAGGGATGAAATTTTCGAGTTTCTTTCGTTTGACGCAAAATTCGTCCCACCGATTGAACGATATCAGATTTGGGTGATCCTAACAAGATTGTATTGAGTTTGGGTATATCCATGCCTTCCGAGGCCATTGAAAAGGTTCCCAAGATAACTTGCTTTGTTTGAGCTTCTCGTAAGGCATCCGGTTTCATTCCACCCACATAAAATCCACTTTCAATTCCTTTCTGTTTCAACAGTTTGTGCATAGTATCTAAATTTTGACGGCGGTCATTCAAATACAATATATCTCTTCCTTCTTTATGATAAATGATGATTTTGTCTAACAAGAGTTGTGTTCTAGGTGGATAATTGCATATATTATTGATCATCCGCGGACAACAAGGTTTACCACGAAAGGCGGTTTCGATACGACAGTATTCTGGATCTGAAACAGAATATTTTAGAATATCTACTTTGACATAATCTGTATTTTTCTCTTTCGATACATAGGCCATGGGACCAATATACCATTCAAATACTTTACGACATCCATCTTTACGATTCGGTGTTGCCGATAATCCAAACATGTATTTTGTTTGGACTTTAGACATACATCGATGAAAAACTTCCGCACCTAAATGGTGACATTCATCAAAGATTGCCAATCCAAATTCATCAAATGTATCTTCAGGATAGTCTTTTTTCGATAAACTTTGAACCATAGCTAATACAATATCTTTTCCATCCGTATCAATAGTATTTTGTTGAATTTTACCAATAGTTGCTCCAGGGATAAACTCATGAATTCGATCATACCATTGTGTCATCAAAAAGTCTTTGTGAACAATCACAATTGCTTTCATTTTTAATTGACAGAGTATATACAAAGCCAAGATAGTTTTACCTCCTCCACATTTCAATGATAAAATACCTCCTCCCGTGTCTCGTAAACTTGTCATACATTTTTCATAAATCGGTTTTTGAACCGGTCTCAAATTTCCTTTGAATTGAATATCAATCGATTCCCCATTCAAATCAACCGTTTCAGGGATCCCAAATTTGTCTTGGGCATAAAATCTTGGTAAATACAACTTTTTGGGAGATTCTAAAAATACTTTGAATTTAATTTCTTGTGTTGTTCCAAAATCTCCACCTACATGAGGTTTCACAGTGAGTTCATTTCTGATTTGTTCAATTTCTTTCGGAGCAAAGTCTTTTTTTCGTATCGAATATCCGTTTCGATTCAATTTCATGATATCTTATCTATAGGTAAACTGATTTCTTTTTATATCAAATTAATATAATTTCTATAGTAAATGAAGTTTCCCATATTCAAAAGTAAAGACGAACTCCAAATGACTCCTTGGTTTGATTATTTAACTCATATCTATGGAGATATACCCGACTCAAGTTTCCCCGTTGATTTGAATCAATTTGATCTATTTTACACAAATCTATTAAATTTGTACAATATACAACTTACAGATAAATGTATTCAAGGGTCTTACTGTTTTACCGTATGTCCAACTCAAACAGGTCAATTGTATGGGAATATGTCCAACGTTCTCGATATGCAACATACACTTTGGATATATCATAAACCTCCTTACAAACAGATTCCCAAACATACAATGATAGAAGTGACTCATGTAACCGATGCGTTTCCAGGACAATCTAAATTAGAAACCGTGGGTTCTTGGATGTACAAAGCAACGGGTAGTGGTATCTATTTCAATACAGGAAATACGATCTCGTTTCAAGATCATAGTGAAGCGGCAAGATATTTTTTGAATATTGACATTTCGTGTCCTATTCGTGAAGAATGTCCGTCTTTTTTTCAAAGCATGTTTACAAAAGCAAAAGAAAAAGGGTATGATTCAATTCAATTTTTAGGTCATACAGATATGAGATGTGGAAATACAGCCATTGAACTTGTGGATTTACATGGAGATGGAGATTATGCCTGTGGAAACAAAACGAAATACAATGTGTATTCTGGTTGGAAAGGCATCAATCCATGTGATTGTGATAATCATAAAGTATCTATGAATTGTAAAGTAGGTCCCAATCAAATTGGCGGATATGAGTTATACAAACTAAAACCCTATGATTGGACAACATATTTCAAAATGGCTTATTATCACAAACAAACTACATTCAATTATCTGCTCAGTTTTTTGATATATGTATCCATACTCTACTTTGTCTATGATATCTTGAAAAAGAATCTAACCCTACCACAAAATTATAAAATGATTGTATTTATTTTACTAGTAATTGGATCCGTTCATCTATACAAACAGGTTCTCTCTAGATTAACTTAAATTGGTTGATGTTGATACCAACAGGTACTTTCGGATTGGAATCCGCTATCATCAAATCTAAACTGTACGTATATGGTTTTGCATACTCTTTTTGTTTAGGTAGAGTACTTAGTTTGTGTATATTTTGTTCATACAATCCAGGGCAATAGTTGTATAAATTGGTTGTATACATAGGTTCCATGATAACTTCGGTTTCCAAAATATTGTATATCAAAATCGATAAGACAATGTAGTAGACTACAAGTTTCAATAGCATCTACTGTATCAATCATAAAAAAAGAAACGAAATTTGTTCATATAAGCTTCATCTTTTTTCTTGTGAATATAGGAATTGAATGAACCCCCTTGCAACATGTATGTCAAAAAATGCAAGCAATAAACACCACATTCACCACCACTTGATTGATGTTGTTTATCATTGTATGTATACAGAAAAGGTATATTTATTTCTGATCCTTGACGAATCACTTCACCTACAAATTGATTGACTCGTTCAGGTGGTTCGGTTCCATAACTATCAAAAAAGTAAATACACGGAGATTTCAAGTTTTTTCCTCGAATATCTATATACAAACAAATCCAATGTTGACCAGATTCTCCATATTCATCTGTATTGTACACTAAGGTTATTTTTTGGATTCCTTGATCTCTATGTGATTGTAAATCAAATTTACATAAATCATTCACACATACAGTTTTATCATAACTATCAATCGGTAAGGCTCCATAGGTAAAATGTGTTGGATCGTTTTCCATATATCGCTTCAAAACACTATTAATATCTACGGTAGTTAACCACGTTTCTTTGTCTTGTTTCCAACTTTCAGGCATATCTGGTTTGAAATCTGCTTTCAAACGCGTGATATCTCGTTTGGTTAGTTTGTCTACAATCAAATTCATCGTCAACCAACATTTTTCATCGTGACACGTACCCACTTGTTTCATGATTCGTTTGATTTGAGGATATACTGGCTTTTTTTTATTTATCTTGTATCCTTGTTTTTGTAACACATCGGAAAGTATAGTTAACGATCGTTCACTAAAACAAGTCACTTTCGATTGTTTATTGGTGATACATTTCGATGAATCATACATAGTATAGTATTTCGGTGAAAAAAAAATAATTGAAATACATATAGATGCCCCGAAAACAATCTAAGAGTTCTAAAACGAAAAAAAAGACATACAAATTGAAAGGAGGAAAGAAATCTAAAGACTCTATTTCTCTGAGTGATTGGTTACATAGCTTCTTAGATTTACCCATGGGAGGAGGCGGATGAGGAGGATTTGACCCGGGTCATCCTAAAAAACCACAGCCTATGATGGGTGGAACTAAATGACCTTATGCTTGAAAACAAAAAACAATGTCCAATGACGAATACACTGTCTATTGAGACAGGTAGTTCTGACAGAGACATTACTGTAAATAATCTAGAATATCTTTCAATTTGATTCTATGTTTCCAATCTAAAATAAATATATCTTGAAGTAACGGTTGGATCGGTTTCCCTTTATACTTGACTTTACGTACTCGTGGATCGTCTAACACGTTTTGTAACTTTTCTTGAAAGGGAATCTTTCTAAATTGGATTATATTTTTGTAATATAAGAACTCTATATTAATTTTTAACATTTCTAATAATAAAACACCTGTTTGCCATACAACGGTTGATTCGTAACATAACGGAAATCCCCGAGTTCCTCTCCATTCCCAGGGAGGATAGGTAGATGCATTTTGTTCGGCATGTTTTTGTTCACAGATTCCACCTACATCTCCCAATACAACTTCCATGGTTCGATTTCCTGTACAACGAAACAGTATGTTCAACATTTTCAAATCTGTATAACATAATTTATGTTCATTCAAACACTGTAAATGTTCACAGACTCGTTTCCACACTGGTACCGTATTTTTAGATGTTAACTTAGCTTTATCCAAAGAACCCTCCATGATATCCATCAGGGTTACATACTGTCGATCTTGTAATTTAAGTAAACGAGAATTGATAACCGAACAAGGTATCTTTTTTCGTTTCAATAGTCGTAAGACTTTTAATTCATCATCTTTGTAATCGTTGTAAGTTTTCAAAGCAATCTGATGTTTGGCATTCGATAAACGATAGACAGATCCATATCCTCCTTGATTCAAAAATTTAACTTCTGTTAAGGGTTTTCTTTCATACGAAAAGGTATACATTTTGAAAAAAGGATCATCTGGGTCAATTGTTTTTCCCCATATATACTTGTAGGTAATTTGTTGTAAATCAACCGGTCGTTTTTGTTTGCTTTTTGTACAAATTGAACTCGATAAAAAAGGTTGAGTCTTTATGGAAACTAAGGATAGTTTTTTCCGATTTGCAGTCGTATCTTGAATACACCGATTCGTTTTGGGATTCAACAGTTTTCCCGGAGGACACACTTTGGTTACTTTCGCTTTTTTTTTCGTTAATCCAATTTTTTTACGATTTGCAGTCGTATCGTTAATACACCGATTGGTTGTAGGATTCAATAGTTTTCCCGGAGGACATACCTTAGTTGTCTCTTTAGGTTCACATTTTCCAGTTTGTTTATTACGACGTGTTCCATTAGGACAACGAGGCATAACTATATACTACTAGATATTTAAAATTAGGATAAAGAAGGGAAATCTTGAGCACTGGACAAATCAAAGTGAGGTTGTACATACGAATCACCTGAAGAAATAGTAGATGCAGTGGGTCGATAAATACCCGCTGTCTTTTGACGTTTCACTATGGGACGATGTTCATAATCATTGGAAGGTGTCAAAGTGACAGTAATGGTACGATTGTCTAATTCCCAACGGTCTAATGTATAGTTGTCAAAGGTTCTTGGCATTATACCTGATTCTAAATTGAATTTACCTAAACTACGAATCGGTCGTTCTAAATGAACTTCGATATCTACATAACGACAATCGAGTTCACATCGTTGAATAAACAATTGTTTGACATCATACAATTTCATTGTGGGTTCAACTTCAATCGTTCTATCCTTAATTTGAAATGTAATCATGATTATCATAAATCTATCCTATTCTTTTTAAATATCTATACAAGTATATATATGGATCGTATATTCAAAAAGACAGAAGAGTTTTGTTTGTTGAATGGAGATATTTTAGACTATGAAAGTCCCGTCGATGAATCGAAAGTGTCTAAAGTGAATCGTTTCAATAAATATAATATAGTGAAACCATGTAATGAATTTACTATGGGTCAAATACTCAGTCGTTATCCCCAGTTTTTAGTAGCTCAAGATTGTGAGATACTTCAACGTTTCAAACAAGGAGATACATGGGACTATTCATCGGAACGCGATGAATACATTTTTGGTGAATGTAGTCATATTATTGATCCACAAGCAGATAAAATTGAAGTGTATGTATACCAGAAAAGTGGATATGATCTAGAACACTACCTGCAAAACTCTGATAAATTAGAACAATTACTCACTCGAAACGGTCAAATCAGTTTACTAGAAGGTATCAATGAATTGATGTTGTATTTTGGTAAAATTGCCAGTATTTTGAGACTCGAACAAATTGTTCACAAAGATATCAAACCCGGTAATCTAATCGTAGGAGATAATCTAGAGGATTTTCCAGAGAATATCCAAGTAATTGATTTAGGAATTACATTTCAATACAAATCTTTCCCAGACTTCTTGTTTCAACAAACTGTGGATATCTACAGTCCTGATGTCTATGGACCTATTATGGATGAATTGTCCCAAGTTCCTCCAGAAAAGTTACCCATGGAATTTGCAGTACGGATGTACAAAACATACTACAATAATGACTCTCTTGTAAAACAAGCGTTTGATAAGATGTCTTCTATTTACAGTGTGTTGACCAATGTTGCGACTCCAGATTATTCCGCTCCCGAATTCAATCCCAATGTTAGATATGCCTACCTATCACCAACATTGGCTTCTGTCATCTGTCCCGATCATTCTACTATGCTATTAGAATTACGTACCGATGTAATTGAATCTATTCTTCAAATGGATTCAGATTTCACAGGATTAGTCGAATTGTTTCTATCTACATCGACGATAGAAGATGGATATTTCGATATTGTCAAACAAGGTAAACTCAATTCTATGTTTATAGATAGTTTACTCAAATACAATGAAACATTTCAAACAAACTACAATGTATTCGAATTTCTATACATTATTTCGAATGGATTGACCGGTCCGGATCCAATTCTGTACAAATATGATTTGTATTGTTTCGGTCTCATACTCAAAAATATACTCAAGTTACTAGAAACTTCCCAAACGGATCTTATTGGGGGATCTTTGGAACGAATTCCTGAAAATTATCGATCTATCGATGAAGTCAAAGATATCATAGATCACCTTTCAGACGATGATTGTATTCACCGTTGGTCTGTCAGTGATTTACTACGCTATTACAAAGAAGGCGTATCACCTTCTCCACCTACAGTTATGTTTCGAGGTCAAAAATACACCTTAGGCGTGGATCCTGTCACAGAAGACTCGATCATTCAACAAGTCCAGATCGTAGATCCAAATATCAATCAAAATCTACCTGAACCAGAACTTTCTGTTTCAACCGAAGTAGATTGGAATGAAATTAAACGACAACTTCTAGATTTAGGATACAATATGGGTAAAGCTGGAAGAACGATTACAAAAATGAAACGTAAAAAATTAACCTCTATTGATCAATTATAAAAGTCAAATCTAGAGATTATGACAAATCAAGTGTTTTGATTATCATCGTAATCTTTTTGATTACGTATTTTCTATATGTATACATCAATAATACTACTAATACAACACATAGAACAATTTTTATCATAGTACTTAGAGTCCAGGGTTTGGATATTTCATACGTATAGTTTTCTTCGATTGTAGATAGTAATTCAGACGCATTTTGAATCGCAGATTCCATACTGTTATAATCATGATAAGAATTACCTATATGATGTCCAGTTGTATATACTTTATTTTGTTTTGAAATAGTCAAATCAGGTTTCAACCACCCAGGAGGAGAAAACAAAAATGCTCTATCAGTTTCTATCCATTTCCCTTTTATTTTTTGAACATTTGGACTGAAAGTTTTATAAATTGGTTCTTCATTTAATTTAAATCGTAGTTTCACAAGGTCAACTATTCTATCTAAAAATTCACCTTTATTCATACTATTCGCAGATAGATTTGTTTTTGGATCAATTTTTTCAGGATGCGTTACACTCACAATAAATAAACTTCCTTCAACATGTTTGAAATACTTTCCCATATCAATAGCTATAATTCCCCACGGGTGAGAATCAGATATACCCCATTTACTTTCACCATAGGAATTGAACTTGATTGAACAACATACATAAGGTTCATATTGTTGATAGTTTGATAGTTTGTTGAATTGAATTGGATCATAACCAACCAGTCTTGGAGCATTTTTAATTTTATTTAATGCATAAGGAGGAATAGTCAAAATAATACTATCTGTATGTATGGTACGATCTCCAATATCTACCTTATTTTTAGTAATACGTGTAACTTCTGTGTTTAACAGTATATCTACATTTTGATTTACAAGTTTTCTATGAAATTTGTTCCATAGTAAAGTATCCATAGATTCATTGGGTTGATAAATATTATATGCAAATCCTGTATCTATACCTTCTATAAATGCTTTTACAAGGGATTTATCTACATTACCTCCATCTATTAATCTTGCTAATCGATTTAGTCTTTGTTTCCCATTTGTTGAAAATTTGAAATCATTGGAAAATTCTTCGAGTGTATAATTTTCAGAAATAGAAATATGTAGTATACAATTGATTATATATAGCAATAGAATACTCAATAGTTCATGTAATTTAAACATAGTGATAAAACTTACAAAATCTTTACTAAACATATCAAATTTGTATTTTAGAAAGTGAGTCTCGCGTTCTACATGTATTGTTTGAATCCATTTCCAAAAATCTAAATAAGAACCTAAATACACTCGAGGTCCATGTTCTGTATGTATTCTATTTCCCTCCTCATCTGTGACATATCTTACACGGTGACATCCACCAATTGTTTCTAATGATTCAATCAAACATACTTTTTTTCCTACTAATGATAATTTATCAGCACAATATATTCCGGAAGGTCCACCACCAATAATGACATAATCGTACATTTATACTTACATATATTTTAATAGTTTATAAAATACTTATTTGTAATAAAAATCTGTAAATAAAAGATAGATTTATAAAAAAAGTCTCAGCAACCGGAATCGAACCGATGACCTGGGGAACTACAGTCCCTCGCTCTACCAACTGAGCTATGCTGAGTTATCTGATACGGGACTCGAACCCGCAACCTTTCGCTTAGAAGGCGAACGCTCTATCCAATTGAGCTAATCAGACTATGATCCAGGTGGGACTTGAACCCACGACCTTTGGCTCATAAGACCAACGCTCTAACCAACTGAGCTACAAGATCTTAGATATGCTCTGTATGGGGATCGAACCCATGACCACTTGATTAAAAGTCAAGCGCTCTACCGCTGAGCTAACAGAGCAGGTGTGATAGCGGTGGGATTCGAACCCACGAAGCATTTGCATCAGATCTTAAGTCTGACCCCTTTGACCGCTCGGGAACGCTACCAAAAAAAACAATACACGCCTCCCACACAATTACATACATATAAAGTTTTAAGTATTTTAACGAATTTTTATTTATTTCTTTGGTTTACGTCCACGCTTCTTAGGTTTGATTACTTCTTCTTCCTCTTCTTCCTCTTCTTCTTCTTCTTCTTCCTCTTCCTCTTCCTCTTCCTCAGAAGAATCATCTACGAATTCAACAGTTTCTTTTGTTTCTTCTTCTTCTTCCTCTTCCTCATCCGATCGAAATG